GCCATAAAGAAGAGCCATTTGAGCGTTTTGGCTTAACCAAGTCGTGCCGCTGTCCGATCCAGCCGTCAAACTGGCAGGTCGGTAGAAATAATGAAGCTCCACGGCCCGCGCAGCATTAGGCGTTGGACCGATAATGAAGTTATCCACATCAAAAACCGCGTAATACCGCGGATTGCCCGTGGTAGCCGGGTTTGGGTTAAAACTTTGCACAAAATCCGTGTCTTTGAACTCCAAAAACACCTTGTTGCTGTCCGCATCGGTAAAGGAAAGCGAAAAAGGAGACAAAAAATCGCTAGGACAAGCTAAATACTGGTTGTCCTGGGTCATTGTGCCGCTCACATTCTTTCTAAACAGGCTTAACTGAACGTTTTTTAGTATCCTTTCCTCTGCCTGACGTATAAAAACAGGCAAATTGGTCACAAAAGACGTTTCGTCATTTTCTGTGTAGTCTTGAATGGCAGTTTTTAGCTGTGAGTATGTAAAACTCATGGTGTTACCACCGATACTGTGCCCACCGCACCTTGCAAAGCCGCGGTATTTTCTAATTCGGTAGGAAGTTCCGCCGTTCCAGCGGTGCTCCAGTTGCCATTCCCTAAATACGTAATGCCGTTTGTGGTAATAACCAAAAACGCGCTAGTCGGGTTGTCTGGCTGAGGCCTAGCGTCCTGCAAAGCTTGTGGATCAACCACCTTCCGGAAGGGTCCTAGCTGCGGATGTTTTGGTTCGTATTCATCCGGACCCACAAGCAACCCGTTCCACTCTTTTTTCATTAATTTATACGGATAACGAAAACCAGAGCGGTCAGAAATGGCGTATGAGTTTCTACCTGTTGCGAACTTCGTCATTATCCGGTCCTGTAGTACTCATACTTAGGAACAACGTTAAAAGACGCTCGATCGCGGTCCTCCGTGGCCGCCCGATCAAACTCTTCTTCATAAAGCGCTTTTAACAGCTCTACTCTATTAGGCGCTCTCTTTAGAGAAATGTAATATGCCAACCCCGCAGCAAGGCAGGGATAAAACCTAAACGGCATATCCATTGTGTTAGTGTAAATATCCGCGTCATCCATGCGCGTCAACGCGTCATAGTACAGAACGTCTGTGCTGTTCTCAGGAACGGGCCAAACCTTAAGATTTGGAGTTAACTGACGATCTAAAAAGAACTGGTTAGGTCGGCTTTGTGTCGTTTTTGTCGGAATTGTCAGATACTCGTCCCGACTTAGACGCTCCAAAGAGTAATCCGTACCGTCTCTGCGAATAACAACGGACAGAACGTCAATAATGTCCGCGTTAAGCGCATACTCTCCCGTTCCTTGCGTTAGAGCCTGCGACCTTTGCTTAATCGTCCACTGGTTTAAGCCTCGGTTGGCCCAATCCGCCAGCAATAGATTAAGCGAACGTTTTGCAGTTTTTAGATCGTAACCAGTACGAACCTCCAAACCACATCGCTCGAACGCTTCTTCGACGTAATCTGCTACGTCTAGCTCAAAATCTTTGCTGTTAGATACCGCCATTTACTTTTTCTTCTTCTTAACCATGCCGCCGCCACGCATCTTCTTAACCATGCCGCCGCCACGCATCTTCTTAACCATGCCACCACCGCGCATCTTCTTAACCATGCCGCCGCCGCGCATCTTCTTAGGCTTCATCGCCATCTTTTAGTCTCCTATAAAGTTCAGTTCGTTTTTGATAAATATCTGACGCATCATATTCGCCCACATAACTATCGTAATATCCTTTTTTGTGCAACTTGTCCGCCGCTTCTTGAAGCTTTGATAGACGTTGAACAAATATCATTGAGTACTCGGTATGAACCTCATAATCAAAATTAATTTCCTGAACAAAGTCGCTGGGTTCGTCTAATGGATGAAACCCCATTAACCAAATGTCTTTGTTGATGAACATCCCGTCTGCAATAACGTCATTTAGTTGATCTAGGTAACTGTGAAACAACTCAGCGTCTTCGCTGGGTTTTGTATTTACAATAATGGCTAAATCAAATACGTCATCAAAACGAGATATGCACGAATACAAAACTTGGTAAGAAGGCTCCTTGTTAAAAATAATGGCAACTTTGTTGTTTAACCACGCCGAACGAGCATAAGGGCACGGCGGTAGGTTGTGGAAATAATGGCTAGGCTTTTCCAAAGCCTCTGCGGACCATTGCCTAATTTCCTTCACAATAGCTTTTTCGACAGGCTGATCAAAAAAATCTAAATTCATGATGGGGTAACCGACCCGGTTGTCTTTTTGCGTCGGCCCTTCATAACTACCCCACAACCTCGAGCTACTGCTTTTCCTGGTCTTGATTCACCTCGAAAGGGTCTTTTAGGCTTGGTGATTGGAACAACACCGCCTAGCTCCATCTTTTTTACTTTTGCCGCTTTTGTGTTTGAAACAACTTGTTTTCCTTTAGCGCCTTCACGCTTTTTCTTACGTGCTGTCGCAGCCCTTTCATCTTTACTAAGACTTTGTGCTTTAGATCGTGGTAAGCATCGGTCAGGATTTTTTTTATTTTTTGACGTGCCGCATTTACCCGCGATATTGCCTGAGCTATCAATTCGGACCCAATCTTCATCTACCCAATCCTTTAGCTTGCCCATTACTTGCCCTTACTTTTTCCGCCTTTTGACTTCTTGGCGTAATTAGGGTCTTTGCAATATTTTGATGCAGCTAAATTAGCGTATGCAGAAGGGTATGTATCAAACGTCCTTTTCGCCCAAGCTTTACCTTCGGGACAAATTTTACTGCCTTTTGATTTACTGGAGACCTTACCGCCCTTGCGGTAGTAGGTTACACCGGGGCACTTAGTCTGCTTCGGCCCTGTTCTGACTCGTGCGCCCATGCTTCACCCCAAAAATCTCTGCACAAATGGTGCAATTAAAATTAACACTGCCAGCGCCCAGAGTTTGACATCAAGGGCTTTTAACGAACTTTTATGATCGTCAAGACGCTCCTCAATCCGTTGGTATCGGAGATTACATTCAGCCTCGTGTTTTTCTAACTTGGCTAAAACTTCTTCCACCTTCATCTAACCCTCACCACGCCTTACAACTCCAGTATCGAGCCGAAAATTTATCTTTCGCCGTATCACAAGAGTGTCTGGCACGAAAATTCTTACGACGACCCGGTTGATCTTTTTTGATCGACATCTTTGGGTCCCCAAATCTTACTAACTTGACTTCATTGCCTTTTTTGGCAAGGACAGCGCTTTTCTTTGCTTTACCGGGCGTCCTTTTCGGTTTGTTATATCCCGAAAAAGTATCTCCCCGATACTGTAATCGGCCAGAAGGAAGTCTTTTAACGTTTTTGGTAGTAGCCATTACGCCAAAACATCTCCGTTCTTAATGTAAATAATCTCAAAAGACGCAGAAATATCAAAACTGACGGAATTGGATGACGATATTGCTCTTACCTCAATGTCCGACTTTTCGGTTACCTTGACCGGCAGGGAAAAAGTTTCTTCAACGTGCATACCCGTTGTCAAAGACTTAACATCTTTTGACTGAAATACTTCTCCGAACGGGCTAATTGATAAAATCAATTTACACACCGCAGGGGTGTTGGAAGTGGTTCCATTAGATACATCATATTGCAATATGTACGCCGTGTATCCCGCTGGAACGGTCCAAAGCGCCATCAAACTCTGGTTTGAACCAGCAATCCCGTTAATACTTGCATATACATTTGCAGGAACCCCGCTCGTTACGGTGCCTGTACCAGCATAAATAATCCCGGCATTTTGCCCTCCTGTTCCCGCAGAACGTACAATCATACGGTATATGCGTAAAAACGATTGTGTCGTGTTGACTGCGGTTTGTCCGTTCAGAGTTACGACTTCGTTTATTTCGTTGTAATCACCATCAAGGCCATACAATTGAACCGTCCTTGCTCCAGTCCCCGCAGAAGTATCATCAGTCGAGGAACTAGAAACTTTAAGGACGGTTGCGGAAGTTAAATAACTATACAAGCCACCTTCAGACCATATAGTTTCCAAACTATCGCCAACAACAGCGTTATTACCGAACTTAAAAAGCGGTTTGTGGTAAGCAATTTGCCCACGAGAAACTTGAAGCCCGAATGGCTCCGTTTTGCCAATCCTTGTTATTGACGAAATTTGAGCCAACTGCCTTC